CTTCCCGCGATATCTCAATAGCAAAGGTCGACCCCGAAGCACTCGACGGTCTGACCTACGCAGAATGGCTCGCAACACAACAAGAGGAGGCATAGAACATGGACTGGACAAAAGGCTTAAGTGCTTCATACTACATGAGCTTTATTGACCCTGCCTCTTGGCGAGATATCCAGCGCATTGAAATCACGGGCGGTTCCGTCAAGCGTCAGTCTACTGGCTTGATGGAGTCCGCCGACGTGGACTGCGTCAGATATCAGCAGGGCGCAGAGCGGTGGGTGAGGGTGTGGCTCGATGCAAGCCAGTCAGACGGCAGTTCTGCTCACGAACCACTCTTCACGGGACTGGCCTGCGCTCCCGATCGGGACATCAACGGAGTGCTGGAGACCAACAAGGTGCAGTGCTACTCCGTTTTGAAACCTGCGGACGATATCCTGCTCCCACGAGGCTGGTACGCTCCTGCAGGTGTTCCGGGCGCACAGATAATCTGCGAACTGCTCCAAGCAACTCCAGCACCAGTCAGGGTCAACGGCACGGCTCCTGCTCTTGCGTCTCACGTAGTGGCAGAGGACGGCGAGACTAGGCTCACGATGTCGCAGAAAATCCTTAAAGCAATCAACTGGCGCATGAGGCTGGACGGCTACGGGGTCATCACCCTTGAGCCAGTATCAGACGAGCCGGTCATCGTGCTGGGTGCTCTGGACAACGATGTCATCGAGACGAAGCTCAAGGCATCTGCTGACTGGTACGAGTGCCCGAACGTCTTCAGGGCAATCGACAGAGACGTGGCCGGCATCGCAAGAGACGATGACCCGAACAGTCCGTTGTCGACTGTAAGGCGTGGCAGGGAAGTGTGGGCAGAGGATACCAGCTGCGACCTCGCAGAAAACGAGACTGTCGAGGAGTACGCGATCCGAATGCTCAAGGATCTGCAGAAGTACGAGAGAGAAGTCTCATACGACCGCAGATACCTTCCGGAGCTGACGGTAGGGGACTGCATCAGGCTTCGGTATCCTGCGCAGGGAATCGAGGGCAGGTATCGCATCGACTCACAGTCCATCACACTCGGCTACGGCGCAAAGACGGCAGAGTCAGTCACATACATAGGAGGTTAACACATGGCGACAATAGACAATATAGTATCAGACCTGCGCAAGGCTATAGAGTCAGCCAAGTCAGGCAAGACGCAGGCTTATGACACAGTCGCTACGGTCAAGAGAGTTGCTGGCAATACCGCTTGGGTGCAGATACCCGGCGGTACCAGCGAGACACCGGTGCAACTGACGATAGCCTGTCAGCCGGGTGACACCGTTCAGGTCAGAGTAGGCGGTGGCAGGGCGTGGCTTACCGGTAATCAGTCCGCTCCACCTACAGACGACACAACTGCAAGGTCTGCACAGATTAGGGCATCGGAAGCCCATAGTGTAGCGGAGAACGCACAGACGGTTGCAGTAGAAGCACAGACAGTTGCGGCAGAAGCATCTGCTACGGCGGAAGAAGCGGTCAAGACTGCTAGCGAATCTATGGCTACGGATACCATGCACTACTTGGCTACTTCGCAAAATTCGGGTGTAACGGTCGATACTCAAGGTTGGACTACGACTATACAGACTATAGATTCAACCAACAAGTATCTGTGGACATACCACACGTACACGAAGGCAAACGGACAGTCTTATAACTCTGCGCCTGTCATCATCGGCACGTATGGAGTTGACGGAACATCGGTTACGATACTCGGAAGTTACAATACGCTGGCAGAACTTGAGGCGGCACACCCAACGGGATCGCTCGGCGATGCTTACATGGTCGCTGGTGACCTGTACGTCTGGAACGGTTCGGCGTGGGAAAACGTCGGGCAGATTCAAGGACCACAAGGTGCAAAAGGCGACAAAGGCGATAAGGGTGACAAAGGCGATAAAGGTGATACTGGAAGTCAAGGTCCTCAAGGCATTCAAGGTGCTAAAGGAGATAAAGGCGATACTGGTGCGAAAGGCGATAAGGGTGACACTGGTGAAACGGGTGCTACTGGAGCACAGGGCATCTCGATCACGAAGGTTGAGCCGCAGTACTATCTGTCCACGGCGACTTCATCTGCTACTGGTGGTTCATGGTCGGGAACTATGACTTATCAGTCGGGCAGATACATTTGGACAAGAGAAAAAATCACATTCAGCAACGGCAATATCGGCTACTCGACGGAAGTGTATAACTCTGCTCTGACGACTGCGTGTGCGAATGCTCTGAATGCTAATCAAATTGCCAGCAATACCAACCAGTACTTTTGGCACACTGAAACTGGTGACGATACTGGAGCACACATCACCGAGAAGACTCGTGAAGAGTTCCTCGCTGACCCACAGAATGGTGGAGGCAACACCATCATGAGGTCGAACGGAATGGCGGTCAGAGATGGTCTGACGGAGATTGCTTCTTTCGGCGGTAGTGGCTCACAGATAGGCAAGACGGGTGAATCGCATCTTGGTATGGACTACCATTCTATGCAGTTGGTTGACGACGAGGAAGAAACATATTTTCATGTAAGCGACCTCAAAAGCAAGCATATAGCGAGCGATGAGTTCGGCGAAGGATACTATTATATCCATACAGATACATTCACAGGAGACGGTAAAACAAAATCATTTCATTTGTCATTCGTCGCCAGAGATACCGACTATTCCGTCACGATTGACGGTGCTGATATGAGCGGAGGTACAAAATATTTAGCGTTCTGTTACATCAACCCAGCACCAGCAGACGGGGCGCAGATTGTTATCAGATATCCGTCAGTTAGTTCGTATACTAAAGCATATACGCTGGGGTTCCGTTCTAGCAATTCAACAGTCGGTGCTATGAGTGTAGCGGAAGGCGCAAATAACAAAAGTAGTGGTGAGTATTCCCACGCAGAAGGGTACTACACACAATCAAGTGGTGCGAGCGCACACGCCGAGGGGTATGTTACTAAAGCAAATGGGAAATACTCACACGCCCAAAACTACGGAACAATTGCAAGCAAAGAAGCCCAAACTGTAATCGGTAGGTACAACGAAGAAGATACTGCCAGCGACAAGTCGAAGCAGAAAGCACTCATAATCGGAAACGGTACAGATGACGATAACAGGTCAAATGCATTCAGCGTGGACTGGAACGGTAACGTCAAAACGGCTGGCGAAATCAGGGACGGTTCGAACTACCCAATGCCACACATCTATGTTGGGCAGTATAACAACTGGATATACGAGCATGACGTTGATAGCGGACTCATAAAAGCGTGGTATGACTCTGGCGAGACAACAACTACGTGCACGACTTCCAGCGGTAATGGTTGGTATCGTAACTCTAATGCTTACAAGATATCATTAGCGGGCTTGGAGTTAGATGTCGTGAAGTATGCGACCATCACGGCTAATGCTGGCTACGCACATATAGTAACGTCTCTGACGTCCGTAACTACAACAGAACTTCAGTATTACGTCGGACATCTTGGGAGTTACTCAAACAGATCAAGCAGGATATACGCAGAAGTCGTCGGCTATAAATTTGAAGAAGAGTAGGAGGTGATAACAACGGCAAAGAAGAAAAAGAAGAAACTGACCAAAGGTCAAAAGATCGTTAAGAAAGCCAAGAAGTATCAAGGCAAGTACAAAGCACATAAAAATCAGTTCACAAAACACTTCGCTGGACGCTTCGGAGTGCGGAAAGACGGCTACTACAAAATGGGGTGGTGTACGCTTTTCGCACTTTTTATTTATGACAAATGCGGTTATCTCGGTCTGCTCCCTGTCAAAGCACTTGGCAAGCATGCCAGCAACACAAAGTATCTGTATAAGAAACTCAAGAAGCAGGGCAAGATCGTCAAAGACCCGAAGAAAGCAAAGAAGGGTAACCTGGCTTTCAAGAAGGTCGGCTCGACCAAAAAGAAATCGACTGGACACACGTCCATCTTCGTTAAGTATAAGAACGGCTACGTGTACACCATCGATGGCAACGTAGGCGGCGGTGTTAAAGCTCGTAAGAAGAAGGCTGCGTGGTACGTGGGCTTCGGCAATGTTTTATAGGAGGGAATCATGGACAACTTATGGATTAAGGCGGCTCTTGTAAGAGCAATCAAAACAATAGCACAGACGGCAGTCGCAACGATCGGATCGGCAGCGGTACTGTCCGCAGTAGATTGGCGCATAGTGGTTTCTGCTTCTCTGCTGGCAGGTATACTGTCTATCCTCACCAGCGTGGCAGGACTTCCAGAGGTGCATCTGGCGGAGACGCAGATAGAGGACGCAGACACAGACGATGATGTGACCATAGAAGAGCTTCTCAAGGTCTTATCAGAAACGGACGACGATGATGACGACGAAGACGACGACGAACCCGTAGCAGAAGACGAAGAACTGGAAGACCCCGAAGATGACGAAGAGTTACCGCAGTAGGAGGTGATAGCATGCAGAGAGCAAAATTCCCGATGAGAAACCACCGCATCAGCGCTTCCTACAACGGCAGTAAGGCGCACAGACAGTGCAGCGGCGGTAAGCCTCACGACTTCCC